TCTGAATTCCTTCTTTCATGGCTTCGCTCCTCCAAAACAGGCTGTTATCACCGTCGCGGCGGCCGTTATCAGCGCAACGGCAACGGTGGCGGTGTGCGCCGGGCCCCATCTTTTCGGCGCCGGTCGTTTTTTTACTTCCATGAGTAATTCTGAAAATCGTGATTCCATTACTTTTTCAAATGACGATTGCCTGTCCGTAAGTGATTCAAAACCGGTTTTTTGCTGAATTTCGAGCGTTGCAATTCTGACGTTTGACTCGCCCGTCTCATCTGACATTTTGCGCATGAGGTCGAAAATCTGCCCCGTTTCATCGCGCAAGCGGTCTATATTTTTTTCCATCCCGCCATGTGCGGCGCATGTTTCTTTCATGATTTTTACAATACGCCCGAATGGAGATTTTGGCAAGTATCGAAAAATACCGCTTGCATTATAATTTATTGTATGTTATAACAGTTATAAAGACCCCATATAACGGTTGATCTCGTTGACTGTTTGTGGTGGTGTCCGATGATGCAGGGCGATTACGACTCGCATGACATGGCTGTCTGTTTTTACAGTCCTAATCTGGTTCGATTCCAGATGTCGGAAAACGGTAGCTACTTACGATAGGAGCCACGGCAGCCGGAGAGACGGCGTTTTGCACCGTTAGCTCAGTTGGTTGGAGCGGCGCACTCATAATGCGCGGGTCGGTGGTTCAAATCCATCACGGTGCAATAGTCTCGTATGAGACGAACAAACAACCAGGTCGCCGGGGGCCGCAGAAAAGAACAAGCCGGACGTATTAATTTATGTTATGAATTTAATAGCACCCGCGTGGCTCCGTTGGAGATCGCGGGACCCGCCTGCATAGCTCAGTTGGTCAGAGCGCGTGATTTGTAATCTCGAGGTCGCAGGTTCGAATCCTGCTGTTGGCTTATTTTTTAGGAGGATTATTCAACATGGCTAAACCGAAAAACGGTGTCAAAGCGTTCGACGATTCGGTGCGTATCCTGTGTGACAAGAAATGGCATTCGCGGTATATTCGCATGTGCGAGGTGATGGGATTCAACAAGTCCGAGCATATCCGCACGAACATGGACAATGAAATCAAGCTGTTCGAGGAGACGCACCCCGAGGCCGTGAAGTGAGCGAATACGTTTCCGCTCAAGCCGTAATTGAACAAGCGGTAAGCGTGTTCGGTGCAGAACGCCAGACGCGGAAGGCGGTCGAGGAATTGACTGAGCTTTCCCTGGCTCTCCAGCGCGCTCTCGAAGGCCGCGGCGACAATGACAATATTTGCGAGGAAATCGCGGACGTTGAAATCATGATCGCGCAACTTCGTTTTATTTTCTTTTCTGGTAAAATCGACGAATGGAAGGATAAAAAGATTGCCCGCCTTGCCGCAAAGATCAAAGCGCAATAAATATGGCGCCATCAAAGTAGAAATTGATGGAACGAAATACGACAGCCGGAAAGAGGCGCGGCGCGGAGAGGAGTTAAAAATGCTCGAACGCGTCGGCGTCATATCAGATCTTCTCTTCCAGGTGCGTTTTACGCTCCAAAGCAGTTTTATCCGTAATGGAAAGAAAATACTCCCTATCGAATACATCGCCGATGCCGTATATGTCGAGAACGGAATGACCATCGTCGAGGATACGAAAAGCATAATTACCCAAAAAAAAGAATCCTACCGCCTCAAAAAGAAACTTTTCCTTTTCAAATACCCCGATTTAACCTTTCGCGAAAATATCTAGCTTTTCTCTTGCAATAGATATAATCTTGTGTTACCATAGATTATATGGAGGTGCATCGTGCCTGAATCACAAAATGTCAGGTATTGCGGTGGGAAAGTCTGCTATACCGAACGCGAAGCGGGAAACGTCATTAATTCGGCAAAAAAAGGACGGCGCGGATATCGACATGGCGGACCGGTCAACGTTCGCTCTGGTAGAAAGGAAATACCCAAGCGGAAGTATTTCTGCCGTGATTGCGGGATGTGGCATGTAACACACTTTAGTTACTACAAGGGCAAGGAGTGAAGAATGAAAAGGAATGACGGAGGGAGCGCGTTTCCGGTAGACGCATCATGTTATCCGGTTGTGATTAAGAACCCCGGCATGTCCCTGCGCGATTATTTTGCGGGACAGGCTTTGTGTGGAATGCTGGCAAGCGAACAGGATGGCTGTTTCTACGAGACGGAATCTTGCGCGGTTCGTGCATATAAGTTCGCCGACGCGATGATCGCGGAACGCGAAAAGGAGTAGAGAATGAGTGATTCAAGAGAAATTGCGATTGCTCCGGTAACATTTGGAGAGCTTCGAGAGATGGCAGAAACAATGGCTGCGTCTGGTATGTTCGGCAAAAACCCCGCGCAGATGATGAGTCTGATGCTCATTGCGCAAGCAGAAAACCTCCATCCCGCTCTCGCGGCTATGGAATACGACGTAATACAGGGACGCCCCGCTCTCAAGGGACAGGCTGCTCTTGCCAGGTTCCAGCAGTCGGGCGGATCTGTCGAGTGGAAAGTAAAGTCTGACGCCGAGGCGCGCGCCGTGTTTTCTCACCCACGCGGCGGATCACTCGAGGTTTCATGGACAATGGAGAGAGCCAAAAAAATGGGTCTCGACCAGAAAGACAACTGGAGAAAGCAGCCGGGTGTCATGCTCTCGTGGAGATGCGTTGCCGAGGGAGTCCGCGCCGTTTATCCCGCATGCCTGAACCGAATGTACCTCTCGGAAGAGGCGCAGGACTTCGAGCCTATGAGGAACGTAACGCCGGAGAGCAAGCCGGCACCTCGTAGCATCGAAACGTCGACATCCGCCGAATCCAAAAAGGACAATTCGTCCGTAGACACTTCAAAGAAATTGGCACCCTGCGCCGCTCAGATCAAGGCTGCCGAGAACGCCAAAAATCTCGCGGCTGCTGGCAAGCCCGATATCGACAAGGAAACGAAATCGCGTCTTTGGTCGGAATCTGGCAAAAAGGACGCCGTATACTGGAAACTGGTCTGCATCGAGCAGGAAAACCTCCTTGCGTCTCCTATCCAGAATGAACAGGAACCCGACAACACCGGCGATCTGTTCGGCGACCCCGTGCAGGAGATCATCGTCGAGCTTGAGGGCTGGATTGAATCAGACTCTGCGCCTCCGGCCATGCGTGAGGAGATCAGGTCTACCATCGAGAGCGGAGAAAATGACGTCCGCAAGCTGCGCGCGCTGCTTGATAAAGTAATCGCCGCGGCTGGACAGTAATCGTTCATGGGCTGAACATCTTATACTGTTCAGCCTAATATATGTTAGATGGATTCTTTAGCAGGATACCGGCTTACGGCCACTATCCTGACACGAACTAAACCGGAGGCAATCATGACTGTATGGGTTGTAGAGTTTGACCGCGAAGACGACTATCACGAGGTTGTCGGGGTTTATGCAAACGAAGACCTTGCGACAACAGCGCGGCTTGAACGCGCGGCAGAAGAGGACGAAGACGCGGACGAGTTTTCCGTGAGCATTGAAGAGTTTGAAGTTGTCGGCATCTAACAACTGCTTCAACCTGACTCAACGCAGTAGCGTTTCGCAGGTTAAGCAAATGTTAGGCTGACAACTACGGCATAACCGCAAGCGGTTATACCGACACGTTGCAAAAGGAGAAGGAAATGATAGGAACGCTTGATATTGAGATTTACGAAAAGGCCGGTGCTGATGGCTGGGTAAAAAGTTGGGCACAAGCAAAATATCTTGCCCATGGCTTTGAGGATGTTTTGTGGACAGATGATATTGACGAGGCTTTTGCTTTCTTAAAGCAAAGCATAATAGACAAAGAAAGAAGCCTAACAATCGCTTCGACCTGACAAAATAGTAATTTTGCAGGTCAAGCGTATGTTAGGACGACGGACAGCCGCATATCGGCTACGCCAATACGCGGACAATCCGCGAAAGGAGAAAGAGGATGACTTGTAAAGGATGCAAACACTGGATCGATGACACGCCTGATTATGACAAGATTATGCACCCCGAAGACTATGACACTGGCGAAGAAATGAAAATGCCGTTTTCTGTCAAAAAGTGCAAACACCCAGGAATTACGCTTTTCGAGCGCAATCCCGATCCGAAAGGCGTTTCTCTTTGTGATGGCTCGGACTACAGGGCAACTATGTATACCGGCCCTGACTATGGATGTGTAAACGGAGAATCCTAACACATGGATCAACTTGGCAACGCTTCGCGTTGCAAGTTATCCAAATGTTGTCCGCCCGGAGTCATTAGATTCCGGGCTTTTTATCGTTTTTTCATGCGTTTATCTATTGCAATGTATTACAATCCGTTGTATGATTCTATCAGGTTGAGAGACCGAAAGGAGCGTAGCCGTGAATGTAATTCCGTTAAACTTTTATCTTCCGAAAGCTCTTTATTATCGAGCGCAACGACCTGGATATTGCCGTAATTGTGGTGATAAAATAATTTTCTCCCGAGCCCCGTACAGTGTTTCCCGTTTCGACTATGGCGGAGAAACATTGACGCATCTATACGAAAGCAGAACGTGCGGAGCTTGCGAGAAATGCCTTGACGAGATCGCTAACAAACTTGCTTCGCTCCCTGTTCGCGCGCCGCTCCCCGAATTCCGCCGGTATGAAATGCTTGGCAAGGACTCGGAAGATCATATCGCTACAATTACCTATATCGATGAAAATCTGTAAGGAGGATTTGAATGTACAAAGAAAACACCCTCGGCGACCTGTCAAAGACGCCCGCCGAGCGGTGCGTGAGGAATCCGTCAAGTTGTGACAAAACGTGCGTGTTCTGGCCTTCGCCGAAGGCTTGCGGAAGATCGTCATGCCCGTTCAAACGTTCGGCTAAAGCACCGAAAAAGGAGATTAAACTATGATTACCCTGCGAGAGTACATCAAGATCAGAAAGAAGGTTCGCGAGGATAATCTCGCCGAAGTGGTCGACCTTCCGACGGAACTTTCCAGGAATCGCGGGATCATCAGGGAACTCGATTCCATACTTGCCCAGCTCGATGACGAAACACTCGACAGCGAGATCAATTTCAGGGATGCGTTCCATGGCTGAAATAACAATACCTACCGCGCTGGAAGCAGAGATGCTTGTCGAGATGAGCGCACAAAACATGAGCCTGAAACGGGAATATATCATCCGCGCGATACGCCAACAGGTGAACCGCTACAAGGCGGCAAGAGAGCGTAGTGAGGCCGCAAGTGCAAGGCGCAAGGCGATAATCAAAGAAGGCGAGCAAGGCGTGTAGCTTGTACAGTTTTGTATAGTGTAGAGATAGAAAAAGCCCGCTATGGTTTTCCATTTGCGGGCTTTTGTTTTAGATAGGGATTCTATATTGTTTTGTAAACCCTCAGAGAATCGAGAGCGCCATCAATAAAGGCAACGTCGGTAGTGTTGAGAGCGCAGAGAGCGGGGGAACCAACTCCCGTCAGTGTAAGCCCTGATCCTATCTGCGACCACGTCAATGCCGTCGTGTTCCAACGGTAGACTCTGAAATTCTCGTTAGTGTCATCAATAAAAGCAATGGTGGTAGAATTAAGAGTGCAGATTGCCGGAGCGTCTACTCCTGATACGAAAAACTCTGTTCCCAGAAGAGACCAGGTTGATCCGTTCCATCGATAAGTTCTCAGATACTCTTGCGCGCTATCAATTAAAACGATATCGGTAGAATTGAGCGCGCAGAGGGCGGGACGTGTATGTCCTCCTGTAAGTGCAAGCCCTGTTCCAACTTGTGCAAAAACAGTTCCGTTCCATCGATATGTTTTCAACGTATCCAAGGCGTTGTCCATAAAAGCTATATCGACCGTGTTTAAAGCGCATATCGAGAAATATGTTCCAACTCCCGTCAGTGTAAGCCCTGATCCTATCTGCGACCACGTCAATGCCGTCGTGTTCCAACGGTAGACCCGCAAGTCTAAATGGTTTGCATCAATAAAGGCAACGTCGGTAGAGTTTAGTGCGCATAGAGCGGGCTGAGGTGAAGCGGAAATAGTTAAAGCTGTTCCCAGAAGAGACCAGGTTGATCCGTTCCATCGATAAGTTCTGAGAGAGTCTGCCCCAGAAAAAGCGATGTCTGTGCTATTAAGTCTGCACAAAGCAGGAGTTGTTGAAGATATCGTCAGCCCTGTTCCGACCTGGGCAGTCAAACCAAACAATGGACCGGTAATCCGCGGCCATCCATCAGGACCGAATCTGTCAGAAAGTGGCGTCTGTATTTCTGCAAGACGACCAGAGCCAAGAGTAACGCCGAGAAGGGAAAGCCCGTCGGTGCTTGGTGTTGCACCGCGCACAAGATCCGCATTAAGTCCAGAACCAGTTCCATCGTTCGAAGAATCCCAAACCGTCGCCCCGTCATGAGCCTTGAGTCCTCCATCAGCACCGTATACCGCCATTGCGTGAGGCGTTCCGCTGTTACTTTTCTGCTGGCTGTCAACTACGTCGTCACCGTTGTAGAACCGCTGTTTCTGTGCAAGCGTCCATATAGCGGTATCGTATTCGATAGGTGACATTTCACCGTTGAACGCTGATCCTATGGTGAGAACTGCCGTAGCGAGTGTGGGTACTTGCGGGCTGGCGATAGTCTCAACGTCAACGCCGTCAATATTGAAAATGAGTGCGGAAGCGTTATAGGTTATGACAACAGAGTGCCATGATGCGGTATCAGAAAGAACCCGAGTTCCATAACCATAGGCAGTACCGTTGTACAGGGCAACGCGCATTTCGTTTGCCGTATTAAATCTTATGGACATCCCACGCGCAGGAGCTGTGTCATTAGATACAATAATCTGATCTGTCCCGACAGTTCTTCTCTTTATCCAGAAAGCGATCGTCCCGCTTGTGCCAATTACCGGATTATCAGCTACCAGTGATTGCGCGCCGTTGAAAGAGAGTGCCTGACCGCGATTACCTTTAACCGGCAGTACGCCGTTGTTGGTGAAGCGATTACAACAGGCTTTGTCGTAGACGGGAGTGTCGTAGAGCCCGGAGCCGACGTAAATAGCGTCGATTTCAAGTGTTCCGACTGCATCGTTTTTGTATACAAGAAGTGTAGAAGAGGACGCTGTAGCGGGCACAAATCCGGAAACTATCTGCCATACGCCTGCCTTCAGTGCTGTCGAACTGAACGTCTGCCAACCAGACTGATCATAAGAAAGAACGACAGTTGTATTGTTGCTGCTGCGTACACGCGCTACGACTTCTTTGCCTACGGGCGTAACACTTCTTGCCATACCACAATACGTCTTACTTCCAGTGGCAGTAGCTTTAAGTACGCCTTCTCCAACAGAAAGTGTTGCTGAATCTACACCTGCTACAGACCAAGAATCCGTCGTAGCCCATGCGTCCTGAAAATACACTCTCCCTGCCACGTTATCCGGGAACGTCGGAACACCGTCGCCGTTTATCTGCATGGCGCGGGTGAGGTGGGAAAGAGGATAAGGGCTGAAATCGGTACTTGCCCAGAGATATCTCCAGTTTGTACCACCATCAGAAACGGGATTGTTATTTATATTCGGCGATCCATCGGTGCCAGTTTTCGAGATATACACCTTTCCATCGGAGCCGATGACCGCCGAGGCGTTTGCGTAATAGTTTTCCGTAGCATCCCACTCGGGAATACCGGCTTGCTGACCATAGGCGATTTGCCTGGACAACAGATAATACAGTGCGTTGATATCCTGGATGCGAGGCGGCTCGGTTGCGCTTGCTGTTGCTCCGTAGAGTCCTCGCTTGAAAGTGTCGAGCGACTGGATAAGCGCAGGGTCTTTTGTGGTCGCGGCGGCGCCCTCTGAATCAGAACCAAATACGCCGAATTCTGTTGTTGCTCCGGTTGATCCGAATATTTCCTGTTTTGCTCTGGTAAGTTTTGCCATGATAGAGCTCCTTTTATATTGCGGTAATGTAAACCGTTACGCCCGCAGGCTTCGGTAGTGTATTCGTTTCGCGCGCGATTGTGAATATGCGGACATCTGCAAGCGGTACATAGTAATTGATTTCCATTATCGCCTCTTCCTCGACATAAACCGTACCGCCGAATAATTCAAGCAAGAAGTCGTCAATATCTTTCAGGCTTCCCGAAGAATTGTTTTTGATTATGCTCAGTTTTATAAACTTTCTGAGCTCGTCGTCGGTCAACGCGTAATCGGTCTGCTTCGATTCTTCATACGTTCTGAATTGCACATCCGGAGGAGCGTCGCCATATTTCATATATCCGTTGAACAAAAACGGGGAGGTGTCGCCATACAAAACATATCCGAAGTATTCACGATAGAAATATGTACCTGGAATATACCGCGATGTGCCGGTGTACAGAGAAACGATATCAAGCTGCGCGCCGATTGCGGTTTCGATATTGTACCCATTCCTCACGGAATCGATTATATCGAACACCATGAGGGCGGAAGCAAACGACTCGACGGTGGCATTCGCTTTGTCCTTGGTGGCGTATTGCATGATGAGTAAGTTTTTATAATACTCGATCAGGTTTGTGTTTTCTGCCATGTTACACCGTCAGAGTGATTCGTGCAGCATCAAGCACGAACTTGTTTTGGATAGATGCCGCCGCGATGTACTCAAGCCACGTCGATCCGTTCGTTGAAACACCGGCAAGCGTTATGCGATAAAGCGGATTCAGGTTTTTCAGGAAACAAACAATTTCGTCCGATGTCGCGTCTTCTCCAATGAGGTATGAAATGTTTGCGACTATTTGCGCTTTAAGATAATCGGCGTCTATCGACCCGCCGCTCGGCACTGAAATAGTTGCCCGTATATAAAGAGGCACGAGAACAGGGCGGTCAAAATTAACCACCACCGTTCGCCCGTTGGTCCTTGTTACCGTGACGCTCTCGCTTCCGTATGTCCCGCACCCGGCGCTTTTCTTTTCGTATATCGCGTTTCCTATGTCAGCGTCTGTTCCGTTTTCTACGACACACCAAACAGAATGAGGAGGTATCCCGTCCGCATCTGTAACCGACGTTGTGTTTTCTTCCACGTTGCAAGCCGTCACGTCGTCAAGCGAGAGTATTTTAGATTCGAGGGAATCGGTATACCCTTGTGAGCTTCCCGCGATTGATCTCTGCCTCCGAATTCTTAAAGCAGCATCAGACTCTTCGTCGACTCCTTGGGTTGTTACGCCTGCGGAATTGTTTATCTCGGTGACTCCGGCTATTGCGGTAACGGCCGTCGTGATTGTGTTTATCGTCGTCTGAACCGCGCCAATTTCTGACGCTCGGAACGAAAGCGAATGCGTTCCCGCCGCGATAGTAACGGTGCCGAGGAGAGCGAACTGATTACCTGCATCGTCCTTAACGGTGTATACACCAGACGGAATATCGAGGGTGTCTGAAAGAGAATCAAGCCCGGAAAGCGTTACGGTTCGGTCAACGGTTATGTTTATCGGCTGTATGGTGAAAGTTGCACCGCGGCGAATTATGCCATTAATAGCGACACGCTGATCAAGAACTACTCCTTGAGCCTGGTCGGGATCAAATGACGCATTGACGTCCTGCAATACCTCGCGCAGATCGATAGCTTCCTGCGCAATGATATTTATCAGCTGACCGTCGGGTGTGTCCGCGCCAATGTTGATATCATCTCCGTAAATTGCTTTGAGTCCGTCCTCGAGTTCTGTGACAAGCTCGGGAAGTGTTTTTAATGTTATTCCGTCTCCGTCTAAAATATCGCTCATGTTTTATTCCTCTACCAGATGTCCTGATACCGTGGCTTCCATATAGGTAAGACCTGAAAGGTTATCCTGTACAATTATTTCGAGACGCGCGCCATCGGAATGGTTCACACGGAAGGCAACTCCGTTATCATCATGAAGAGGGAATTCGAAAACCATCCCATAGCTTCCGGCAGGAGCCTTTGCGCTGTATGTCACTTTCCCGCGAAGATGGAATTCAGAGTTGCTCCGTGCGTTGAAATAATTATTGTATCTACTCGCTGAAAGTTTTGCCCTGACAAAGAGACCGTTTGTTAGAGCCGTAAGGCTCGCAAATTTAGCGTCATCCATGTCGACCGTTCCGCGAAATGCAATTCTTAATTTATACAGATCAAATTTTATTCCGGGCCCAGATTCAAGACCAAAAACTACCGGCGTTACCGAACCGTCTATTGCCATGTTCGGGGATGTTCTGAACGCCACCGTCCCGGCAGGATAAGTAATATTGAATCGCTGGTTCAGCGTGACTACGTTCCCTGCAACGGTTAGAACTCGTCCAATGTATTGTCCTTTGATGACTATAATGTCACCGACAACAACACCATGCCCCGCCGCAAGTGTTACGCTGTTCGAGTCTATTGTCGCCTCTGATGCGAATGAAGTTTCCGATATCTCGCGTACCAAATACGGCATGACAACAGAAGACGTTTGATCGTTTATGAAAACGTCAAGCGCCTCTCCCGGGGGAGCACCAACGCCGAGAACGGACTTGCCGCTCGGGGTTTTCATCTCGGCTGAATCAAGATTCAAAAGGTCGTTCATGTTTTAGACCTCCGTATTTATGGTCGCGTTTCCGAAAATCGTTTCTATGGTCGCGATTATCGATAAAGCTCGGCTACCTGCGTCCAGTGTACTCGTATATTCTGAAATCCGCAATACGCCGTATGTCTGCAATACAACACGCTTGATATCGAGATCGAGAAGCCCTTTCCTGCCAATATCGAGGTAATTGTTATAATCAACGCCTTCGGTCATGGCGAAAAAACAATTGTTTTTCCACTGTCGCAAACGTGTTTTGACATTCTGCATGAGCGCGTTTTTTTCGGTGACGTAGGATTGAACGCCGCGCCCGAATTGCCAATCATCATTTATATCAAGAGCTCGTGTTTTCAAATCATCCTCCGGTTTTTATCGTAGTTGTTTCAGCTGCCGATATGTCAAGGCTCATTGGAGATACCGGCGGAGTCGTTGGGCTTCCTGATGACGCGCTCGTGTGAACATGAGCATTTAGGGCGGTCATGAATGTTTGAAGAGCGGTATCTAACTCTGCATGGGTCACAAACGTTTTTGTGTTACCGTTGAACTCGATTCCGTTTTCGTTGATTACGCGTGTTTTCGTCCCGTCGTGATCGAGAGCCTGTGGCTTCGGATTGAGCCCGACAAGAGCAATCCCGTCCGACATGGAATGCTTGCGCGGAGTCCGCGGGTCTGTCATGTTTGCCGTATTCCACCAGGTATCAATATTTCGATCATTGAACAGAACAAGGCAGAAATCCCCTGCGGCTATTGGCATATCGATATACGCCCCGCCACCCTGTAGAACGAAATACGGGCAATCGACAAGCATCGGCCAGGCGGTACTTGTTCCGTCTTGCGCGAGCCGTTTAATCTGGAGAGTCACCTCGACGGTCTGCTCTGATGAATTGATGCTTTCAACCTTGCCGATATTCACACAATTCAATGATGCAAATATCTCAGCAGTTTTGTCGTCTAGTATTTCCTTGAGGTTCGGCGGCATCTTTTCATTAACATTCATTTCACGATACCTCCGTAAATGTCCTGGCTCCGGCATTAAGGCTCACTGTTGTGATCGCGTCACCAGAAAGAGACTCGCCGAAAGTGACGGCGTGCTTGAGACCGAAAACCTGATACTGTCCATCATAGCGCGGATCAGAACTCCTGATCTCGCAATAGTGTCCTATTCGTATTTCCGGAGAAAACACGGTATCGGTTTCGAGATAGGTATCTCGACGCTTCGGAGTAGTGAAGGAATTCTCGCCTTGCAGAATGAACGCATCACCGGAAAGAACCTCGTCATCCCCAAGGACGTAAAGAGTTTCCCCGTCTATGAAAGCATGATTCCCAGTAAGATTCTGAACTATGTCATAGCTGTTTCCGGTTATTACCTGACCGCGCGGCGCGGCGTCACCTTTCGCGGGGGCCCCGAGAACTCCCATGAGCATTTCTGGCATCGTATGTACCACGCGTTCTATCTGGCCTGCAAGATCAACGCCCTTTGCTATTGTTTCATTCGCAAAACCTGCTTTGATCTGATAGCTCCCGTCGTATGCCTTGATGGTCGTCACCCAGTCGGCGTTCTGCTTGAGGCTGTACGCTTCCTCTATGTTCCCACGAAATATCTCATATAGTTCTGTTTCGCCATACCCGGCGACGATGGACATTTGCCATCTCTCGGTGAAAGTATACAGGTCCTTGTATATGTGATTTCGCGTGTTCGGCGCGAGGTTGTAAATCGTCAGGCTCGCGTTATTGACCGCGGCGCGCATGTCTCGCTGAACCTCCATAACGAACGTCACGGGCGGCTTGATGGTTATGAGATATCCGTCGGGTGTTTTAATTCTGACTTCGTAATATCGTCCAAACTTCACGGCACCGTCGCCCCGCCCGCGATGAGAGAAACTACCTCGGACACTTCCGCCGCAGTCAGAAGAAAGAGCGATACGCGGCCTGACGAAAGGTCATTGATCAGAAAAGGCTCATAATTATCTGTTACGGTCACGGCAAGACCGAACGGTATGACATTTCGGAACTTCGACAGGATGTTGGGTCCGCGCGTTACTTTATACCCATTAAGCGTGAATGTTTTGAATGTGATATCGATATACCAACACTGTACCCGTGGCCGGTAATTCAGAATGATGGAAATATCGCCGCCACCGTTCGGGTCTGATATGGTGAACTTTTGTGAAGCGTTTTGCGTAAGCCCGGTTATTCGTATCATTCTATCCACCCCAGAGACTCGCCGGCAGAGTAAAGTATCGACTTCGTATTCTTATCGGTTCCAGAAACTTTCCCCTTGTCAACTGTTTCCTCGGATTGCAATATGTTCGATGCAGGGAAAAGATCCTCGTTTACTTTCGTTGTTTCGATATTTACAAGTCGCAGCTCCTTGAGCGTAACGGAAATATCGGTGTAGTCATCCGTCGCATCATCATGCTGCGCGGTTATGCTCACGATTGCCATTGTTGGGAAAAACTCCCAATAGGTTTGGAGAGATACAATCTGCTTTGACTTCCATAGAGCTTTGAGTTCGTGATAGGCGACAGTCTGCAAATCGGGCTCTTTATTCCCACTCAATCCGTTTTTGAAGAAATCGACAACGTTAGACGCCTTTTTTTTGAGAGCGTTTACCTGATTTGCAATATATGAAACCTGCGAGGTGACTGCCGCGGCGATTTGAGTCGCCCCCTGCGTAAGCGGACCGAGATATGAATTTACGGCGAGAAGTCTGCTTGTCGCCTGGTCTGCCGCATATTCAACAGTCCCCTTCTGAGGCACGCGATATACAAGGTTCCCGACGAAACCGGATAGTGTTATTTGTATCGGCTTGAGGACGATATGATCTGTCAGGAAAGAACCGTCTTCGGTGTAATGGTCGGTTGCTTCGGCGGTCATTGTTATCGATTCGCCCCGGGGAACGTCAAACACCCACCCGGAAATACCGGGAGAATTGGCAACAGACAACACCGCGGCGTTTTTCGCTTTGTCATAAGCGGTTATATCGAAATACGATGTATAGTCTTCCGTCGTAACTTCTTCTAAGGCCATCTATCTTTCCGCCTTCAAGTTTTGATATGGCGTACGGGTATCCTTTAGTGAATTGCCCATCCTTCGGTCAACCTCGGCGCCGACTGCTTGAGGATCCGTCGCGCCGTTTATTGTGAAATTATTCGTTACGGTTGTATTTCCTGCCGTAGCCGGTTTTGGTCCGAAGAATCCGGCAATGCTCCCAAGTTCTCCCTTGAATAGTTCAACCTGTTTCGAGAATGCCTGCCCAAGACCTCCCTCGTCTATATCCTTGAAAAGACCCCCGAACGTGTCCTTAAGTTTGTCGAACTTAATCGATTCCGTCAAGAAAACAAGCGTATCCTTTATTCCTTTGAGTATTTCGCCGAACGCACCCCATTTGGCTATCATGTTGTCGAAATCAGTCCAGTCTCCCGTGCCTATCCCCTTGAGAAGCGCCATGACGTCCTTGAGAGATTGAAAAACTACGTCAAATACCTTTGCGAGTTCAGGGAAGGATTTTACCAGTTCCCCGAATACTGATTTACCTCCTTTCGAGTAGACGTAAAGGTCTTCGAGTATTGCGAACAATAAAAGTATCCCCGCGACAGGCAGGGCAACGGCTGCATTGAGCGCGACAAACGCCCCGACAACTCCCATGATGGCAGTTTTCCAGCCGATTGACCCGCGAACAAAGGTATCCACCATGATAAGAATTCTCTGTCCGGCCGTGATAATTTTCATTAGCCAATCAACGCCAGTTTTGATCATAGGGGCGAGTTTTGCAATCGTTTCTGTTCGCATGTAATTGAGCCTGTTCATGAGTTCGGTGACGGATGCGCGAGCCCGGTTTACTCCGGCGATAGATTCGGGGGAGACGACATAGGCATTGCTGGCCATCTGGTCGAATTCTTTATTTGTGAGCTCGAGCGTTGCCACGAGATCGTTTGATACGCCAAACTGCGAGGCGATATTCCGGCGCATCCCCTGGCTCATTCCCTGCGTTTTAGTCCGCAATGCCTCGAGAACCTTGAAAGGGTCGGACCTCGGGTCAATGCCGAGTAATTGATACCCGGAGATATTACCCTGCCCGAGCTTGATTTTCTCTTGATTCTGCGTTATCGCCCGGATTGAGGCTGCGACTCCCTCGCCCGAACCGTTGACCTGGTCGGCTACTTGCTTCCATTTTTGCATTTCCTCTACACTCGCACCAGTATCGTCGGCGAATTTACGCATGGCGAGCGTATCAGAGAACGCGCCATTTACGGCCTTGACCGCTGCCGCGAGAGAGAGCGTGCCTGATATCGCGCCGACAAGTCCGCCCTTTATCCCTGTTATGGACTTGAGGAAATCGTTGGCAGGTCCGGTGTCTGCTTTAAGCCCAATGTGCGCGAACAGATCGAGTATATTCACGTTTTGATAATACCCCCGATTCTACCAGTTTGCAAGTATTGTAGATCATGGCAATAAAAAGCCCGTCCGATGAGGAGTAGCACCGGGCGGGCAGGGGCGAGAGAAAAAAGGAAGTGATCGGGTTCATGATACGCCCCTCTTCCTTTTCTGTCAACTTGGTTTATTCAGTTCATAGTCGGCCTTTTCGTACTCGTCAAGGAACTTCTCGTATGACAGGGCGTCAAGTACCATGTCCACGCGCCCTGAGAGCACGGCCGCCGGATCGCCACCAAAGTATCCCGCTTTCGCGAGCTTGAGGGCGATCAGCCGTTCATCCGATACTTTTATTTCTGCTGCTGGCTTTTTGCGGCCGTCGGCAGGAACGCCATGAACTGTGAACCGAGCCCCTTGAAAAAAGGGCCGACATTTTCCTTGATGACTTCGACCATGATCGGATAGTAGTGCTGCCGGTTTTCAACCTTCTCAAAGAAGGCACGATCAATCTTTTCGTTACCAGCCAGGGCGCGTTCGGCACATTTGAAAAGGCAGGATTCCACCTCGTCGGAAGTTGCAACCCCGAGGACCGCGCCTATTATGTCCGAGAACATATCGGCGGAAACCTCGGCAGTCACATTCTCCGGCAATTCAAGGCGCGTACCTTTCAGCGCGCGCCCTATTGCTTTTTCCAGTGCCAACGCGTCGGAGAACCCGGCGGGCGTTATTCGTAAATCACTTCCGTTTATCTGCATTTTGGCTTTTTACTCCTTAGCCCATAATACGCGAGGTGTTCGCGAAGAGGATCGTATAAATTGATACGCCCTGATCGGTTGCGCCTTCTACGTTCTCTTTCGCGGTCGGTATCTTCTGGATTACGCCGCCCTTAAACTGGTAGATGTCCGCGGTAATGTTTCCTTCGCCGTCGCCAATGCGCTTGATGAACTCTCCGGACATGAGCACATAGGCGGCCGGGTCATTGATGTACGAATTCATCTCCGAGGAGAAAAACTTATCATCTGCCGAGCCACGCAATACGCGAATGGTCGCGGTCGCCTGTTTTCCGGTCGCGTTGAACGCGTAGACGGTATTCCCGTTCTTGCCGATTTTCGCATCGACGAGATTGTTCGGGAAATCCAGGTTGACGCAATCACCGTCCGCGAGATCGGCAAGAATCCGCGTTCCGATGATGCTGGTATCTTTTCCGGTTAATGCAGTTCCCATTTTTTAAGCCTCCACGTAGACGGTAACGTCTGCCGAATGAATCGCGCCGGCGTCTTTGGCCGCGATGCTGACAGCCGGGGCCTTGCGCGCGTTCCGGTCGGTCTGAGACTGGCTCGCGATGGGCTGGCTGTAGATGAAATATCCCGCGTCCTTTATGTTGCGGATATGGTCCTCGGGCGTCCCGAAGGTAGTAGCGGAAATCCATGCCCCGGGTGCAAAAACGCCATTATCAACAAACTGCCCGCACACCTTCCGGAACGCTCCCTTGAGACCGTTCATGCCTTCCTCGGTTTGCGGGATCTTCGTGTTGGTCGATGCAAGGAAGTTGAACCCGGACACGGCAAGGCGGAGCTTGAAGGCAAGGCGGGTATAGACCTGATCGAAATACTGGTTTTCTCCCGAGGTCATCACCTTTGTCACGCCGCCGATATTCGCGAGAACGTCAACCCCGTTGTTTTTAGCGGTGTTGAGAACCGTCTGCGTAATTCCGGTATCGGCTTCCATTCCCGTAATTTCCTTGAGGTGCATTGTGTGCGCGGTATTGAAACCCGAGAAGTTGATAGAGAGCCCCCGCCCGGCGTACCCCGCAGCGAAATCGAGCGCGTCGTCGGCGCTGACGGAATAATACAGGCATCTGGTATGCGTCAGCCCTGCATTCATGATCGACGCGAACCCTGCCGTTATATCTCCGGAAACACTGGACGGCGCAAAATAGAGCTTGTCCATTGTCTGTACGGCCTGGGCGAACTCGAGGAGCAGCGCGTCTGTCGCGAGCTTTTCGTTCGCTATGATGCCAAAATAGTCGACGAGTTCGCGGGTGCGGAGAACCGCATCCTTGAGACGTTCAACGCCCGCCGCCGCGCCGGTCGCGCTCTGGAGTGCGATCTTGAGCGGGATGGCGATATCGGTTCCGGTGGAACACGCGGAAAGAACGATCGCTGACGTGGCTCCGGCCGTGTCGCTTTTCAGGGTGACGGTCGCCGCAGTGAGTTCGCCGGTTATTTCGAATACAAGCCCTGCCGTCTCAATGTCGTAGGAATTGAGCGACGCCGCCGCCGTTGCCATGCTGGTGGCGTCGATGGCTCCGATTGATATTTCAGCCGCCGCCGCTCCGTCGATTGCCGCCTTGATCTTGTAGTCGGTCGCGCCAAGAGCCGTGAGATCGACCGGGCCGGTACCGATGATGGTCGCCGCAGATGCCGCCGCCGTCTGATTCTTCGGGATGATGACGAGGTATCCGCCGCCGCTCATGATGTTCGGGGACGAACTGAACGCCATAACCGCGAGGCGATAGGCGTCGGAGCTTGACCCGAAATCGTCGGCGACTGCATCCGGCGAAAGGTAAATCTGATAATCCCCATAGTCTGCCGGGATGGGCACTTCGTCCACGAAAAGGGCGAGGGCCGACGTATTCACGTCCGACAATCCTTTGAGGGCCGAAAGAAGCGTCACCCGGATTACGTTTCCGATATCGAGTTTTGCCATGTCTATCTAGCCTCCACGTTTATTTCGGGAGCGGGGAATTTGTCAATCATCACCGCCGCCGATGTCTTGCTTTGTACGCTCGTAATTATAACCGGTAATTGATACCGGCGCAAGGTTGCCGTATTCTCGATTGCCGATAGATTCAAAGGAGTTCCTCGGAAGAACGCGCATCCGGCCGACTCGGATGCCTGTATGCCCGCGCTCGATGCTATCGCCTGGTAGACTTCCATGTACCGGTTCGTTGCGTCATACCCGGCAGAAACTACCTCTACCAGCCATCTCTCATGCGTTGATGTGCTCATGGTTTCGGTGTTCGCTGAATAATCACGCTTCGCGTTAATCCCAAGTACTTGCGGCGCGTCATAGATAACGATGACATAAATACCGGAATCCTCCGGGGCATCAAGGCGTTCGTCTCCCAAAATAACGCGGCCGTCGGCGAGTCCCATATACGACTTAATTACACCGGCCAACAACTGGCCCCGTTCGATTGTGGTCAAGGTACTGCCTCCCATATCGCGTACAGGGTAACGTCAGCCACACCGATTGTCAGAGTGTCGCCCTCGTCGTAGCCCGTCCCCGTTCCGTCCGCCGCCGTGTTCCACTCGACGAAAACGAAGTCCGTCCGCGCGAAGGTGTTCGCCGCGATGGCCGGGACTGCGCCGGTCTGGTAGGCGTACTCGCCCGGAGCCTTGCCGGAGTCCGCCCCGTTTCCCGAGTACAGAACGGAATAGAGAGACGGAAGTGCGGTGAATGTCTCATAGCATTCGTAGCGCCGGTAGCCGCCTTCGTCCCATTGCTGAACCGAGCCGATGGCGTACAGAATACCGTTGACCTGTATCTGGTCATCGATCTTGAGAAGCCGGCCGCTCGATTTTGTGATCATCGAGTACCATTTCCATGCCCGCTGTTCCTCGCGGAGGCGGCGAACGCGTTCCGGCTGTAACGGTTGCAGATTCATGTCCATTTCGATTATCTCGGCAACGAACGTATTGAGAAAATTGACCACGCGCTTCGTTATGACGCGGACTTCCCGCTTGCGTGTCCATCCGCGAAGTGCCCCGGATACCACCGGTATGCTCATTCCTTTCCTCCGTTGACCCTGTGAGTGATCGCCTTACGCAAGGTTCCGTCATCGATCATTGGTGTGCTTGACCCTTTCCTTGCGACGGTAGAGTCCGCGTCTGGGGCCCATGAACCGAATCCTTGGGTATCAAACGCTTCCTGTATAACCGATTCGGCAGCGATTCCGATGTCCTGGAAAACCGCCTTTACGTCTCCAGATTCGAGATGCGCCTTTGCCTTTCCGGAAACATACGCTCCGATCTTGTCCTGTTTCTGCTCGATAGGCATTCTGATAAACGAACGCTTTGGCGGTCTGTCCTTAACGACGATTGACCCGAATTCGTTGTATGCCCCGTATTCGGCGACCTGAACTCCGTCGGCGGTTTTTGCATCGGAAAACACGCCTACGTCAACCGAGTGATTGGCATCAAGTTCCTCGATGAGCTTTTCAAGTTTCGAGAAATCGCCCGTGATCTCGCTTTGCCCATCGGAGAACTTGAAGGCCATTACCAGAATACCCGCGCGTACATGGCGGCAACTCCGAGGGCGAACGCCAGGGAAAACAGAAACCCGACGCGATAGGCGCGAAGCTCGCGGTTTTTCTCCTTGAGAATCGATGCCATTTCGTCGGTCCAATAGAGATGGCCCGCCTCCCGGTATCCTTTCTTGTAGGCTTTTGCTGCTTTCTTGTTCATGGCGTTGTCGCTCCTTCCACGGTAAAAACCGCGCCACCGAGGTACGGCTTGGTGAGAATCAACCACTTCTGGCCGTAGTAGGTTGTCACATAAAAGGCGAATTCCCCCACCTTCATCCAGTCGGGAATGTCCACTGATTCGGAAATCCCGTCAACGCTGCGCGAGGTCTGGAGAAGCCGAGCCTGCCCGCCCGAGTCCGCCCCGTCTACATCGGTAGTCAAGAAATGCGCGACAAGATAGAGATACGCCTGGTTTGAAAGGTCCTGTGTTGGGTAGATGTCGGGATTGAAAACCGTTGAAGCCTCGGCAATAGCCTGCGTGATGTCCTTGTCGCGGATATCCGGCAGGGTTTCGCCATAGACGAACTGGCCGCGGTCGAAGAAGGTCTTGAACGCGGCGATATCCACGGTAGGCGTCATTATTTCGCAGCCTTCTTTTCGGCGATTACTTCGGCGAGTTTCTTGGCACCCCATCTGGAATCAGCGTCAATTCCCAGAGAACGAGCTTCGGCGATCAGGTCGCTTTTCGTCGAAAGCAGGTTTTCGCCACCCACAGAGTCTTTCTCGCAGGCAATCTCCCGATCATGAATCTCAACCTCGCGCGCGTCCAGGTCAGATTCCCGTTTGTCAAGGTTCGCCTCGCGATCCCTGATAGACTGCTCGCGGCGCGCGAGTTCGTCGCTGGACGGCGTGGCTCGGCCGGCAAGGCTGAATTCTCCCGGGTAATCCATGACCAGTCGCCTGGCGACAACCTCGTCCATCTCGATGTTCCCGTGCGGCTCGAGGTCTGCGGGGAGCCCCCTTACCTGTCCTTTTTTCCACGCCCGTTTCCCTACATTAAAAAGCGTCATTGTGGCCATTTCGTATGTCTCCTTATTATATTCGATTGATGCAAGTATATTGCAATGTTTCTAATCTGGCAAGGGCTTTATTTCAAACTGTCCCGGGTAGAAGTCGGCGTATTTCCGCGCGAGGCTTTCGGGAATCCGAGCCTCGTCACCGTTCCGGAACGCGCCGGGTATTTCAGAAAAGGTGTAATCCCTGGTCCCTACGTTTCGGAATATCACGCATGGTATGGCGTCCCATATTCGCGAATAATCCCCTTTCCAGTTACGCGCGGCCTCGTCGTACCCGTCTCCTTCAATATGCGGTTGTCCGCGAAGGTATTTCCTGGAGTATTCGGAAGCCGGACGGGATGATAAAAGGAACGGTTTATGATCATGGCCCCAGAATGTCACGCGATCTGACCCAAACTCGGAGAGTATCAGGCGCCACCGCTCGACCCATGATGTTTTGTTCTTCTTTTCGTGAGCCGGCGAATAAACGTCGAGACCTCCGATGTCGAACCCACACACGATAACGTCATGGCCTCGGGTCAATGCCTCGGCGACGAGCGTAGTTCCGGTGTCCTTCCGGAATAACTCTCGGCAGGTGTACGGATCTTCCTCTGACCCCATAACGCGCCATTTCTGATCGTGTTCTGTCCTGTAGTCGGACGACTCTTGCATGACGTCGGTATGCCCGGAAAGTCCTGTGATGATATCCCCGTAATCCAGATAAATGCGATTACACCCCCAGATTTCACCATGGAAGCCCCGGATTTGTTCATCGAATGCGAGCCGGGAAATACCGTTCCCGAGAATCAAAACTGTACCCATTCGACCATGATACGGCAGGTGTAGGAAAAATACAAGTTTCGCACGATTTATTACAATGGACTATTGACAATACATGGCAATGGATATATATTTAATACAGATAGGAGATACAAACATGAAAGAAACCAAGAAAGGAAACAAGGCCATCCGGATACTCGGCGGGAACGTTTTCTACGGGCAGTATTACGACGGCGAGTTTCAGGTGCTTGATTCCTGCTCCTACACCGAAAGAAAATACCAGAACATGTGCAAAAAATACGGGTTTTGAACTGCTGCGCCGGTCGGGAGCGTATCCCGGCAAAGGATCCATAATGAAACAGATATTGATCGTCCTGGCTACTTTCCTTCTTGCGTCGTGCGCGGCCGTTCTCGACCCGTATTCCTACGTCTGCGACGAAATGAACTATGCCCTTGCGGACAATATCTACCTTGCTTCTGGCGACTGGTCAAGCATCAATTCTCTTGAACAGATTACCCCGTGGATTAAAAAACGCATGGTATATAGACACGACACTCTTAACGAGTGGGATACGCCTTCCGTCGCTCTGGCTCGCGGTTATGGCGATTGTGAGGAGTTTTGCTTCGTGTTCATGAATATTGCCTATGTCCGGCTTGGGATGAAGTGTGGGCTTGCCGGGGTTGATTCAGACGAGAGAACCGTTCGGGAAGGCGGATGGTATGATCATTTCGTGGTAATTCTTCCTGATGGGACTCTTTACGAGCCCCAGGGCGGCGTACCTGTCCATTTTACCGTTAAGTATTCCTACACATTTGACGAAATATTTTGATAAGGAGAGAACAATGACGAGATTTGAGGTATTAACGAAAAAGGCAGACGAGCTCTCTGAGCGCGGCCGTCTTTCTGTTCCCGGCGTTCGCGAGGAACTTTTCAAGCAGGCCCAGGATATCCGCGAAGGGCTCGAGGTCATGACCGTCGAGGATGCGGCCGACGTGATCCCCTCGTGCAAGGGTCGCGCTTGTACCGTCAAGAACTGCAGCGAGTGTTTGTCGCGGGGGATACGGGAATGAGAGGGCATACACCGGAGCCGTGGGCGGCATACGCCGCAAAGTTCAGCGGTATAGAAAGCATCGCTATCGCGAAAAAAGATATCCCAAAAACCGAAAGAAACAGAGCAGTAGCGGTAATTTCTCCCGTGTTCATCAGTGATGATGAAGATATAGCAAACGCTCGCCGGATCGTCGCGTGCGTGAATGCGTGTTCTGGTATACCGCTTGAAGTTCTGGAGTCTCCCGGCTACTCGGTTAAAGCAGAACTGGACAGCCTGGACGAGCAGATACGGTTGAGGTTTGAAGCCGAGAAAAACCTTTCTACCTATCGGCATGAAATAGAAAAGCTTAACGAAAGCATCCGAGCTGTTCTCGGGGAATAAAAAAGGCTCTCCCGTGGTGAGAGAGCCTTTTCCGCGTAACCTTCTATCAGGTCGTCGCGGTTTCGTCGAGATAGAGAATCTCGCGCGGGCGGTTCACGAGAACGCCGGAGAACTGTCCGTATGCCTTCTGCTCGAAGTTGAATCCGTCCACGGTGTAGGCCTGATTCATCGTCAGGTCGACGGGGATGGTCATCTTGAGCGTCTCGGGATCGTTGCGGTACAGGGCGTAGCGGTTCTTTCCGGCCGGATTCTTGTCGCTCTGGCTGTAAACCAGGGGCAGAATCTTGAATCCGTCATTCCGTGTCATCTTCTTGAAGGAGTTCTCGAGGTACTCGAGCTTCGTGATGTTGGGGAACGTGGCGGACGCTGCCGAAGCCAGGCCGAGATAGTCGGACGCCGGCATGACGAACTGGTCAGGATTGTCCCGGGTGTAGTTCGAGTTCGCGAAGTACGCGGTCAGGATCCCTTTGACGAACGCCTGGAATTCGGTATCGCTCATGCCGGAAATCGGTTCAGCAATCAGCAATGTGTTGATGCTTACCTCGGCATTGTTGAGGAATCCGGTCAGCGCGGTTCCGCATCCGGTGAACGCGGTTTTCTGGATACCGATGTCCCACATCTTTTTCAGGCTGCGGAGTTTGGCTTCCACGATATCCCAGTTTCCGACGTTCGCGGATTCCATGATCTCGGAGATGTTCCAAACGGCCTTCATTGCCCAGAGCTGGGTCGGCATGCTGATCTGGTCCAGAGCCGCGCTTGCCTGCGCCGTGCGTCCAAATCCCTGGTCGGTCAAGCCGTCCTCGAAATTGGCGCCGGTGTAGAATTCGCGATTCTGCACGATCTGGCTTTTCCATGCGGCCTCTCCGACGTCCATCGGGAGGTAATCCGCGATGGAAATCTCATAAAACCGCTGTTTGATGACCTGCGAACGGATGTACGTCAGCGAGTCGATGATGAACTGGTATCCGGTGCTCTGGAGATCGATATCTCCGGCGGAGTTCATGAAGGGCATTCCCCTGATGAAGTTTTTCATATTCTTTCAGCCTCCCTTATGCCTACGCCGAACCAACGGACACGCCGTCGGCCTGAATGAGAACACGACCGATGACGCCGTCCGCCATTTTGTCGAGCGTGATTCCGTAATGCGTCTTGGTCGAAACTGCCTTGACGCTTCCGGGTGTAGCGAGTACCGGGGTAACTGCCACACCACGCGCGAGGGCTCCGGACGCCTTGAGGCGAATTACTGCACCGGCCACCGCGATCTCGACGAGGTCGCCGGGCTTGTATTCCTTCTTCTTCGCCGACTTGCGGACGGTTCCGAAGATGGTCACGAGTTCGGTGCCGCGTTCGTCCACGATGGGCGCGCCCACGGAATCAGTAGCGCCGAGATCCTTGAGGATGACGGACTCGCCGGCCACCAGGCGATTGGTCGAAGTCGCATCCGGGTTGTACCGGCAAGAGATGATATTCTCACCTCCGAAAAAGGAAAGATCGAGTTCGCCGATAGCGCCTTCAGGGGCAAACTGGTTGATGTTGCTCATGGGTTATTTCCCTCCCTTGTTGTTCACGGGGATACTGTACCGCTCGGAGCCGCGGGCGAGCCGCTTGGATTCGGAGTCAATACCTTCGGCGGATTCGTACCCGGCGGGGTGACGTGCCGCGTTCTTGAGCGCCGAATTGACTGCGGGCTTCCTGGCGGGAACAGAATTCGAACGCTGTTTTGTCTCGTCGGTAGCCGGCGCCGCCTGGGTATCCTGCGGAGGCTCGGCGTTCTCGAGAGTTTCGCTCTCTTCTGCCGCGTCTTCTCCGCCACCGGTATAGCTCGCGATGAGGTCAGCGATGGTGACCTGCGATCCGTCGGGGAGTGCAACGGGGGTTTCCGGTGCAACGGCCTCGGGTTCTCCCGATCCCTGTTTCTCGACGTAATCGGAAATAAGCTCATGGAGCGGAACGGGGGTACCGTTTACGTCAACCATGACCGCGTCATCATTCGTGAGCGCCTTCGGGCCGCATCCGTTTTCTGCGGGTTCCTTCTTGGGGACCGGTGCAGGAGCGACGGGCTGGGCCATGTTTTTCTTGGCCTTAAAAAGATTGATTCCGGGCAAGTTATTGCCTCCTTTCTTGCTGTTTGCGAATATCCGCGATCCCTCGTAGCGCGGGCGCGGAACTATTGCCATGTGCATGTAGTGGCCGTTGAGAACTTCCCCGTCATAGGGAATCTGGTGCCATTCTCCTCCGTCGCCTTCCTCATCGGGAAAATAAGCGCACGAAACAGAATAGCCGTTCTCTATGGCCCCTTGCGCGTCTTCGTCCCATACCGAGACGTCAACGTATTGCCATCCATCGTCTCCCCATGTCGGAATACCAGTGACGATACCGCTTGCGGGATTTGAGCCAATGTCATCAAAATTGAAAGCGGTCGTCTTGTCCGAGTTATCGTGCTGCTCGGGAATGAAGATGACGGGGCAATTTCTGAATGACGGGCCCATACGATCCAACGCCTCTTTTGAGACAAGGACCGTACCCTGTTTGGAATCTTCAAAGGATATTACGCCGGGTTCAATGAATCGGCATCTGTAGCTCTTTGGTTCAGCCATTTGTGCCAGTTTCCGCCCTATTTGTAAAATTGTCAAGCATTGCTATTTGTTGCAATATTATCCTTGATTATATATGGTAATAGTTATATGATAAAAGAATCTCTAAAAGAGCGAAGGAGTTTAGTATGATGTATCCGGTTTTTATTCCCAACGGAGGGGTATCGTTTTCTTGGCCCCATCAGTCGTTTTCGGATTTTATTACTATTGGGTATGTCGGGATATTGCTTATTTCGCTGGTCGTTACGCTGGTTCTTATGATACGCACTCTTATCAGGTAATTACTCCAGCACCCATATTTTTCCACAACGGCAGCCGAAATCCTCCCCAGCGTGCGCCCGTCTTCCCGTTTTGAGATCAACCACCCCGCCCTCCCCGTCGATGTCAAATACCTGGCCGTCAAGGTGCTTGTGATTCGGACCGCGTGGGTCGTGCCTTACCAGTTCATCGTGCGACGTTGACCATCGGTAACGCCTGACTCCGGTTGTCGCGGCCCGGTTCATCGACAGCTTGCTGAAAAACAGGCTCGTCTCCTGCCGGGCGAGAAATTGCGCTTTGTTCGCGGATACCTCGTATTCCCGCTGGATCATGTCGCGGAGGGATTCGTCGGTCCCGGTCGTCTGGTACTGCTCGACCATATCGCGTAGGCGCTTGACCTGCTCGGGCGCCCATCCCTTGACGTTCATTTTCTGGCTATCGTTGTAATCCTTTCGCAGTCGTTCGGCGGTCCGCTCGTCGATATCGGGCATCACTCCGATATTGTGCAAATCCTGCTTGATATCGTCATTCATGGCGAACAAGGGCAAGTCGCTCCCGAAAGACGCCGAGCGAATTGCTTCGTCGAGCTTGACCTCGGCCCTGCGGATCGCTTCGTTCATTCTGGCGGTAATGTCGGCGCGTTTTGCTTCTGCCTTGATCGCGGACGCGAGAATGTCCGACGGCGGCCGCCCGTGCCATTTCTTCGTACGCTTGTCAAACGTCGCGAAATGTGCGAGTTCGTTAGATGTCCGCATATCGAACTGACCAGAGAATACCCCGCCGATGTATTGTATCTTTCCGGATATAATATCAGCCCTTATGTGTGCGGTAGACAGATTACCGGACGCGTTGAGCTTGACGGCGGGCTTGTCGATGATTTCCAGTATCGGCGCGTAATACTGCCGGTATAGGAATTCGAGGATTGTATCGGCGACGGGCTCGTAATATGACGGCTTAACCTTGAGCATGCGATTAGTATGCGGCAAAAGAAAAATAATGTCAAATAATTGCAATGTACTATTGATTTATGGCAATATATGTAGTAGAATCAAATTAGCTCGCAAAGAGCGAAGGAGTTTTATAAACATGGAAGAGAGAAAGATTGTACGGACGAACCGGGCGGGTGTGTTTTTTGGTAAGGTCGAGAAGCGCGAGGGAAACACCGTCACGTTGTCAAACGCCAGGCGCCTCTGGTATTGGGAAGGTGCCGCAAGCCTTTCGGAACTCGCGCAATTCGGTACGGCATCCGTAAGAGGTTGCAAATTCCCGTGTGCAGTCGACGAGGTCGAGCTTTTCGACGTGCTCGAAATACTTTCCGTTTCCGACGAAGCCGCCGCGTCGATCGATAAGGTGAAAGAATGGAAGCGCAGATAAGACAGTTTCTCTCCGGCTCCGGCGACGGCTCCGGCTCCGGCGACGGCTCCGGCTCCGGCTCCGGCTCCGGCTCCGGCTTCGGCTCCGGCTACGGCGACGGCTCCGGCTACGGCGACGGCTCCGGCTCCGGCTCCGGCTCCGGCTTCGGCTCCGGCTACGGCGACGGCTCCGGCTACGGCGACGGCTCCGGCTCCGGCGACGGCTCCGGCGACGGCGACGGCTCCGGCTCCGGCTCCGGCTCCGGCTCCGGCTCCGGCTCCGGCTCCGGCTCCGGCGACGGCTCCGGCTCCGGCTCCGGCTCCGGCGACGGCGACGGCTCCGGCTCCGGCTCCGGCGACGGCGAGAAATTGAAGAAACTGGGCGGTAAATCTGTTTTTTACATCGATTCAATTCCGTGTATCTTTGTTTCCGTGCATGATACGTGGGCCGTAGTTAAGGTTGTAGACAAAGAAGATTTTTCATTGTCGCGCGCATTTATCGCAAAGCAGGACGGGTTTCTCGCACATGGTGAAACAATCCGCAATGCGTTCGAAGCGGTGCATGAGAAAGTTATGGACAACATGGATGACGATGAGAAGAAACGGCGATTTCTTGAAGAGTTCCCCAAATACGAGACTCCGTACAAAACAGCCGACTTCTTTTCATGGCATCATGTCGTAACCGGATCGTGTGAGTTTGGAAGAAAGCAATTCGCGCGTGATCACGGAATTGATCTTGAAGGCGAGATGACGGTCAAGCAGTTCGTTGAATTAACCAGATCAGCTTACGGCGGCGAAAGAATATCCGATCTTGAATCGTTATACAAATGACGGTGAGCCGGGAGGATATCCCGGCTTTTTTATTTCCCTGTGACTTTTGCCTTTACGCTTGCCGCAAAATCCTGCGCTTTCTTGAATATCGAAACATTTCCGGCGGTCGGCGATTCTGCACCCTGCTGATGCCCTGCTGGTGGTATCGGGTTGGCGTTCGCCTTCTCGGCAAGTTCTGCGCTGATCACGCCCTCTTTCGCGAGTTCGTCAGCGATGGATTTCCCGTCGGTGATTATGCCGCGGTCGAAAAGCGAAACGATGACATTCGCCTTGCTCTCTCGGACCTGCGCGGCCTCGAGCTCGGGAAGTATCTTGAGGTTGGGAAACTTTATCTGGAATGACGGAACGCGGCCCCATATATTCAGGCACGCGATCTGGACAAGTCGGCGAACGTCGGGCTTGAGCGGTTCCTGCACGTCAGACTTGACCATTTCGTTGTAGTTGTCGAGATCGCTCTCTCCTGTCGAGAACCCGGAGGCGGACAGGCCGAACAGCTTCGTCATGGGCATCCGGAGGGCTGACGCCACGCCGACACGATTTTCCTTCTTCACGTCGGCAAGACCTGCAAAAGAAAGCTGCTTCGATTCGAATTCCTCATTCTTGTCGAGGACGAGGGCTGATACATAGCTCTTGATCTTGTTCGCTTCCTGAATGCGGTTTCGAATGATCTCGGTCCCGCCGGCCGTCGCGAGCTTGTTCGCCATGCCTTCGATGTGGTAAACGTCGAGCTTTGACTCGTCCAGGATCTCAAACAGAACGTCATCGGTCTTGAAATAGAGCTGGAGATCGCGGATCATTCGCTCGGCTTCGCTCATGCCCCATCCGCGCAGTTGGCGCCGGATATATGCCGGAGCACGCTTACCATAGCCCATGAGAAGCCTGGAGCGGTGAATCTGCTGACCGTTGAGATATAATGTGTCGGCTTCTGTCATGTCGTCAAACGTAAGATAGTCATGCTCGGCAAGCCCCGCGATGGACAACTGCCATCGGTCAACGTCGTATAGTTCTATCGGTGCATTTCGGAGACGGCGATCAAGCATGGGCATCTCGGGTGACTGGTCGGTGTTTATGACGAGGGCACCGCCGCCATAGAGCCGGACCCATGTCCGATAGTCGATGAGCTTCTGAATAGCATTGTGTTCGTCGAACCACTCGAAAACCAGATCGACGTCATCGGGAGACATCTCGCCAGACTCGATCTCGAATCCCTTCGCAAGCGCGTCCTGGATCGGGAGCTGTATCGCGGTCTGGAGAAGGCCGCACCCGGAATACATGTATGTCAGCAGAATCCGGTTAAGGGTCGCAAGGTTGTAGTTGTTCGTGAATGCCATGGTGCTATAACCGGAAAGCTGGCTTCCGCCGGTTCCTTCCGGGGCAAGCCCGATGGTTAATTCTGACAGGCTATTGTTTATCCGCGCACGCGTATGCTTTTTCTGGCTCATTTTGCAATAGTACCCCCGGTTTTAGATAACGTCAAGGATAGACCTCTCACCGGTATGCATTGCCATTTTCATAATAAACCCGTCGATTCCGTGGTCGTCTCCGTCTTGCAGCTTCGGCAACTGCTTCCCGTTCTTATCACGCGCCCATGAGTACGTTGAAAGCTCCTTTATGATGTCCGTGGATTCCTCGGTGACGTGTATCTGGTAGCCCTGCAAACGCATGGCTATGTCCTCTTTGTAGCCGGAATACTTTTTGACTCCCTTTATGCCGTTCAGACCCATCCGGTAGAGATCGCCGATAATGTCCGGCCGCGCCGAGTCCGCCGTGACTTCCTCATACGGGCCGACGCCTGACGCCGCGAGTGCGTTGTAGATATCCGTGTTGTATAGGTCGGTGCTGTATACGAGCTGTTGAAGCCATATTTCCCGCGTGGACTCGCGGAGCCATACCCGGACCGCCGCCGTCGGGTCCCCGCTGAAGCCGAAGTCAAGGCCAATTCCAATCGATTCCGGGTAAACCTCTTCCGGCACACATGAGACGATATCCCAGTTTCGGAAGACCACTCCTTCGAGCTTGGTAAACTCCCCGAGAGCCCAGAGCTTGTACTTTTCAGGGTTCGTATCCTTGTATCCCTCGAGCACCCTCTTTGTCGCTTCGGGGCAGAAAGCGTTATCCTTGTACCATGTCCGGAGGATGAGCGCGCGCCCGGTCGGCGTGTCGATGATCGTCGCTTTTGACAGTTCGTGCGGCGCCTGTAGAAACCGGCGCTGAATCCAATGCAATGATCCGGGGATTTGCGGGACCGGGTTATGTGTCAGGAATATCCTGCCCGGGTACTCATTCGGTGACAGTCCTGCGTCGATGGAGTCAAAGTCAGCCTCGCTGATCTCGTTCGCTTCCTCGACGTGAATGATCGTCGCTCCCTTGAGTGATTTCAGCTTTTCCGCGTCGTCAAGGCCAAATCCGCGGATTCGCGAGCCGTTCGGAAGAGTAATTTCTTTGTCGGTTTTGTTTACCTGAACCGGAATATTGTTTCGCACGAAAAAATCAAGGTACTCGGCAAACACTGAATCCTTGATGGTCGCGCCAACTTTACGGATTATCGGGATGAAGTGTCGAGGCTCCGAAAGGGCGGTAATGGAGATAGCCTGAACCACGTCATGCGATTTTCCGGATCGTCGCCCGCCGTATGTCTCAAAGTATCGGCAATCGTCTCGAAGTTTCCCGCCATTGAATAGTTGCTGGTAGACGGCGTTTATTTTGATTTCAGGCATTTATTCCGGTTTCACGAAATTGACGGTAAAACTCCGATCGTTCCCGTCCTTGTCCGTCACGCCGATTTCCTGCTTGTCGCCCCAGCCAAACACCTCGGGCGTTTCCTTCCTGAATCGGCATGCCATATTCTTAGACCATAACCGGTCGTTGAATTTGTCCTTTGTGGAAACTTTGGATTCTGAGTCGTATTCCTCGTGATCGAAAAGATTTGTGCGCCCTGTTTTTTCCCACCACGCACGCGAAATAAGCTTTCCGCGCGTAGAGGACTCCAGAAACTCGGGGTATTCCTTCTCCCAGCTGTAATACGTTGCAACCGATATACCAAGCTCGACACATACTTCTACGATGGATTGCCCTTCGGTGAACATTCCCGGAAGCTTCTCGATTATTCCCTCGATGTACTTTGTCGGGCGTCCGCCGGGGTGTTTTCCGTTCGAGCGGGCCGGCGCCGTCGCGGTTTTTTTCTTATCGGTTGTTTTTTTCTGCGCAATTTTCTTTATTGCCATACATCCCCCTTATTCAAGCTCGGCCGAATATTGTTTGTTAAACAAAACAAATCGATATTCTTTTCCGATCGACTTAAGGCACTTTGATATGATCGGGTCGTACTTTGAAGAAACCAGAATTATATTCGGGTTTATTCCCTTTTCTTTGAATATTACGTCATACATGACCAATTGCCCTATCGATCTAGATAATTCCGTAAATGTTTGCTTAGGATTTTTGCATTCGACAGCATAAACTCCATGTTTACAAAATATTAGAAAATCTATTCGAGGGTTGTTGTCGCCTTTTTTGGGGGCAGTTCCTTTTGAAAGCTTGCCCATTAAAGCAAGCTGGTATTCCCTGATATGGGATTCGTATTCATCGCCAATAATCTCTTCGCAAAACACGGATATATTGTTCTCGATGTAATCGCACATATCTTTTTCAATGGCAAATGGCGAATCGCAAAACATAGACGATGCCTGATTCTCGCTTATTTCCTTCCCCGCCGGTTTCTTCACGTCCTTCTTCGTTGCCATGTCTCGCCTCCGTTTCCGTTGTATTATACTGCATTGTCACCATGTTGGCAAGGTTGCCTGTTTTGTCATCGGTTCCCCCTCCGGTAGCTCGGGCCCGTGAACTCGACGCGCACCCGCTTTTCCGCGATACGGTCCATGATGGCCTTTCCGAGATTGTCGTCGAGCTCTTTCGCCGTGTAGTTCGTGATCAGAACGGTATCCCGGCGGAGGTTGTACCGCTTGTTCAGGATGTAGTACAGAATACCCCTTTCCGCCGCGGGGCTCGTCGCCCGGCCGATCTCGTCTATGACAAGGAACGGGGCGCGGACGTACTTGTTTATCACCTGGAGCTTGTTTTCCGGTGCCGAGAAGTCGCGCGAGCACTCTACCTCGATCTCGAGGGTCGGTATGTCGACGTAAAGCCCACCCAGCTCGTGGATGCACGCGTTCCCGAGGTGGCTTTTCCCTGTCCCGTTGCCGCCCAGCATTACCAGGAATCCGGCGTATCCGCGGCGGGAATCCTCGGCGAACTTCCGGACGTCCTCGAGGTTTTTCGCTTCCTCGTCGCTCCGGGGCTTGTAGGTGTCGAACGTCTCGGCCATGTACCGGCCGGGGACTCCCGAATCCTTCAGGCGCTTTTCTTCTGCCGCTTCCGCCGTGAGCTTCTTTATCTCGTCCCGCTCCGTGTCCGGCTCCCTCGGTCCCTCGCTCTCGATACGCTGGATCAGCCCGGCGAGCTTTGCCTTGAAGTTGTCCGTGCCGGCCACCGCCCCGCCGCCGATGATCTCGCCGACGGACGCCGCCTTCGGTTCTCCGGAAGCCTTCAGCGCGGCGACTTGTGCCTGGCGCCGGTGAAGCTCCTCGTTTTTCTGGAGCAGTTCCGCTTCGGTCATTTCTGCCATGGCTATTTCCCCCACTCTCTGTTGACTTTATCTATCCGCGCCCCGATCCAGTGCATCGCCGTTGTCGCCATGCTGTTCCCGCAGGCCTTGTATCTCGGGCCGTCGGGGCACTCTTCGGCAGCGCGGCCGCGGTATGGTATCTTCGTCCAGTCATCCGGGAAGCCCTGAAGGCGTTCACACTCGCGCGGTGTTAGACGGCGAACTGTTGAACCGGCAGAAACGCCGTGCTGATCCGTTTTCGTCAGGCACGGGGATATATCGTGCATCGGCTCGACCGCGTTTCCGCCGTTTTGCGGCTCGCGCCCGATCCAGTTTCCGGGGATGCCGTATGCCGGGGCACACACTCCGTGCTGGTCTGTTTTTGTCAGCGTGAACATGACGCCCGTTTCGTCGTATCCCGGACCATTCGGGCCGGCGTTTTCGCTTCGCCCGATCATTGTCCCTTGAATTGCCACTATCGGCGCTTCGTGGTTGCAGTTCAGCGTCGGCGCGCGGCCTTCCGCGATTTCGGCGTTTCCTTGACCGGTTGCCATTACGACAGGGCAGAAGTCAGACGGTCGGCTCGGGTGGTCGGTGCATAGAGTCGGTACGGTGTTGCCGTCGCCGCGTCCGCGCATATCGTAGACGTATGATCGGCTTGACCCACCGGCTGAAGCCCGGAGCGCCCCGGCCTTGTCGCCTTCATTTTCTGGCATTGCGCCGCCTTCGCGCCCTCGCAACGCAAACGCACCGACCGGAACAATCGGCGTTCCTCTCCCTGTACCGTCCTCGCTCGCGTCGAAGCCCTCGCCCCGTAACGTGTGCGCCACCTGAAGGCCTCCGCCTAGCTCGAAATCGGTTCCGAGACCGCCGCCGCCTGAAGTGCGCGCGCTAATTGTTCCGGTAACACCTTTCCCCTTTTCGCGGCTCGGCGGAGGATACCCGCACAGGCTTTCGGACTCAAAAAGTACTGCCGCGGCAGGTCGCCAGTCTCCAAGGTATCCGACAAGGAACACACGGCGGCGTCGCTGGGCCACTCCGAAGTATTGAGCGTCAAGAACCCGGTAGGCGAACCCATACCCGAGCTGCCCCAGCATCCCGAGGAAGGTGCCAAAATCCCGCCCTCCGTCAGATGACAGGACGCCGGGAACGTTTTCCCAGACAATCCAGGCTGGGCGTAAATGATTCGCAATAGCTCCAAATGTGAGCATGAGATTTCCGCGCGGGTCTTCAAGACCTCGCCGAAGTCCGGCAACGGAGAAAGACTGGCAAGGGGTTACTCCGACCAAAAGGTCAACTGTTCCGTTTCCAATTTTCCACTCCTTGTATTTTGTCATGTCCCCGTAGTTTTTAACATTCGGGAAACGGTGCGCGAGCACGGCACATGGGAAAGGCTCGATTTCCGAGAATCCCGCCGGCTCCCAACCAAGCGGGTCCCATGCGACGCTCGCCGCTTCTATACCAGAACAAACTGAAAGATACCTCATTACCATTCCCCCCCGGTTTCGGCGTCCGCAGCGATACGCGGGCGCTGCCCGTACTGTTTCCCGCTCGCGAAGCTGTTCTTTTCCCAATAGCGAATTGACGCCTGCCAATCCTTCATCGCGTTCCTGCCGACCTTCCAGCCGTTCGCCTCGTAATAATCGAACCAGGTCTGCGCATTGACGCTGTTTTTCCGCTCCTTGCAATATGCGGCGACTTCCTCAAGCGTCGGCTTTTTGAATATCGCCCGTTCCTTTTTCGGTTTTGGAGGTGTAGCCGGTTCATGTTCTGGTGAATGCGGGAAGACGGAGACAGCCGTATCATCTTCTACTTTACTTACCTTACCTTTACTTACCTTACCTGTGTCATCATTCTGTATACAAGGTGTATACGCTTCGTATACAATCTCTGGGTGGTCTGTATACGCGCCATTTGCCTTTACGAACAACCGTTCCTTTTCTTCTTTGTAAACCGTTTCATTGTAACGATCTTTTGCAATGTAGTTATGAAGTCTCCAGTGTTTTATGACCACTATCCCGGTGTCGAAGGCCAAGAGGAAGCGCTTTGAAAGCAATATTTTAAGGTTGTCATCGTTCGCGCCGATCATACGCATGATCTTTTTCGGGTTGCTGATGAATCCGTCATCGTCGGCTCTCATGGCAAGGTGAAAATAAAGGTTTTGAGCCGAATCGGGCATGTCGATAAAAGCGTCACTATCGACTATTTTAAGGGCAAACATTCGTCTTTCGGCCATTATTTGAATATCTCCCTTGCGATTGCCACCAGTTGCGGCAGGTATCCTGCCTCTGCGGCGTAGTCAAGTACGTCTATGCCCCTGTTTTTTGCCCGTTCGCGGAGGTTTACACCAATCCGGTAATACGCGTGCTTGTATATCTGGTTGTACGGTTCTCGGTAATCTCCCATAATGCGGCCAGCGTCCCGGGCGAGCATATTGAGCTCTCGTCGAGGGTCGAGCGGAGGCAGTTCGGAGGCCAGTTTCATCGGTTCCGGCTTTCCGGTAATTTCAACGCCCCGGATGAGCGGAATGAGTTGTTTGATGGTCTCGGCGACTATCGGACCGATGAGAACGGCAAGGTCCGATTTCGTCACGACTTCGGCAGATTGCGGAAGTTCTGACGCACCTTGCGGAAGATCGACAAAGTTTTTCTTTCGTAACGCCTTCATAATCTCGATTGCTTCTTCCATGACGAAGGCCAACCTCTTGCCCTGACCAAACATCCCGGGGTAGATCTTTTTCGCCACCCTTTGTACCGTATCGACCGATACTCCCGCCGCTTCTGCTATTTCTTTCGTTGTCATGTTCAGTTCCCTCCCGGGATAAAAAAAGGCCGCCCTTGCGCTCTCACACGCTCGGACGGCCAACAGGTACAAAATTGCGCGCGAATGGTGAGAGTCATTCGTGCGCAATCTCTATAGGTCTATTATACCGAATCTACTGAAAAAGTCAAGTTCATCGGTTCGATTCTACAGACTCATGCGCAGGTTCACGCTCGTACATAATCATTTTCCCGGTATGGTTTGCGTATCTGAATTCCTCGCGCGCGCCTTCTGATTCCATCCAATTTGACAGGAAGTATACGGCTTCGGCAACGTCGATGAGGCTCATGCAGATGTGCATGTATTCGTCGTGCGTGAGACCGTCGGGCAGTATTGTCGGCGTGATTACGGTGTTTCCCTGCATCCGCAGTTTGAGCATTGCCCGCTGAAAGTTCTCGTAGTAGTCCGGTTCTCCGGTGATTTTCCCCGCGATGTAGATTTTCATGCTTCACACTCCTCGTATGTTTTGCGCCAAACGTCGGTATATTCCGGCCGCGTCATGTCTTCCACCAGGTCGGCGGCGTGTTTTGCGCCTTCCAGGCTGACCCGTTGCGCAATGCAGACTCCGGATTTCACGGTGTCCCACTGCATTGGAAGAACGTGAAACAACTGGCATCCGTTGTATTCTACCGGCTCGACGTGTCGGACGTATTCGGCGGGTTCTGTCGGTCTTGCCCATGGATTAACATATCGGTATTCCATTAGGTTCCTCCTCTTTCCTGATTGTATTTGTGATAATGTTTCTCGGAAAAAGACTTTTCTGCCTATCGATCGGCCCTATCCCCGTCATTGACGGTGAAAGTTTTCCCGTGTTCTTATATGCGGAACAGTCGGACAGGTCAAACATTGCCATGCAAACACGACGATTTATGCAGTCTTTGTGCCGGCATCGGTTATTCAACGGTTACTCCTTAAAAAGATCCGGCTGTGCCGCGTCCTCGATGATCTGATTGAGATCCGCGCGTGCTTCCTCGAGAGGGAAGCATCGATAGCAGATATGTTTTGGCTTCGTGTTGTTCCACGACTCACGGTTAAACCCCGGATTACAGACGACGAATTTACCCATGACTCGGTGAAAAGACTCGCCGATTACGACAACTCCGTCTATCAACACCCCGTTTTCTCTCACCTCTTTCATGTCGCGTTCAGCACCCTGTTCACGTACCACGTAACTTCCCCGCGCCGCGCCCCGGAAGTTCCCATTTTGTGCGCCGTAATTGCAAGACGGGCGTTTCCAAGCGATGCCAGGTTATCCATATAGAGCCGCCCGGCGATTACCAGGGAATCGAGCGGACACCATGGATTATACTCGCCGTACTTTGAAACGCGCTCCGCATGATATGTTTCGTTGATCTGGCATAACCCGATCGACACACCGTCATCTCCAACGGCGTCTGGGTTGTACGACGATTCCGCGAAGGCGATGCCCCGGAGAATCGCTTCCGGGCATCCGGTTTCTGCCGAGGCGATCTGGTATATCGTTAGTTCTGGTTCAAAGTAAACCTGCTCGAAAATCTCCGGAGCCTTGCGCGACGACATGGACAAAAACGCAATAACCAACACCGAAGAGAACAGAAATACTTTTTTCATTCGAGTTCTCCCTCGTTTTTCTCTTCCGAACCAACGGCAATAGTCCCGCCGAACACGACACCGAGGCAGAAAGATACGGATATTGCTCCGAGAAATGCCAAAACTTTCAGAATTACCATGATTTACCTCTCTTTTAAGTATGATTCGATGAGTGCCGAGCCGCGATCGATTATGGTTTCCTTGAGACAGTAGGTATCGACTATCTCGAGGAACTTCTCGGCGATCTCCCGCGTGTTTGCGGCGGATTTTTCAGCCTTGATTGCATCGGTCAGTACTGAATCGATTTCCGCGATAGCATCGAGCGCCGTTTTTCTTGCCGTCTTGCAATGGCATTGCGGGTATCCACCCAGTATGATTTCAATCTGATGCAAGGCCTTTTTTGCATTATTAAGAGCCGTCATTTCTTAACCTCGTTTATCGTAAAACACCGTGCCGCCTCGATAGAAAGTACGAGCAACGTCGTCATGATACAAGTATGCGCAACTACAATGCCCATGGTTTACTCCTTCGCCGTTGAATACAAACGGCTTTTTACTGCAGTTTTGTCAAAAGGGAATATCGTCGGGAAAATCAGGCGGTTCGTCGCTGTTCTGCGCAACCTGCCGATTCGACGTAGGCGCACGAGAATGCCCCGCGCCTGCGTTCGGCGCACTGTTTTGGTGTAACTGCTCGCCAGATGCGTTTCCGCCTCCCAAAAGCTGGACATTCGAGGCGTTGATTTCAACTTTCGACCTCGTCTGTCCGTCCTGCTCCCATCGGTTCTGATGGAGTTCGCCATCGACCGCGACCTGTTTCCCTTTCACCAGGTACTGATTAAGCGCTTCGGCGGATTTACCCCAAAGAACTATGTCCAGAAAGGAAACTTCCTCGACCCATTCCTCGTTTTTCTTGATCCGTTTGCCGACTGCAAGAGAAAACTTACACACCGGCGTTCCGCTTGAAATATATTTCAATTCCGCGTCACGAACCAACCGTCCAATGCCAACCCATTTGTTCAAATCACTTGCCATTCCGTAGCCTCCATGTGTAATACATTACAATGAATAATGCACACTGTCAACCATTATTTTGTTGTTTTATTGCAATAAACAGGTTGACGGTGTGAGTTTGTTGTAATACAATCGGAGATATGGAAGAACTGAAAAAAGCCATCAGGGAAATATCTGGCGTTGGATGCGTCGGGAAGTGCGAAAAAGAGGAGATTGGGTGCTCCGTAGGTTGCTCAATATACGGTGATTGTCTGGTAATTACCGACTTCTTTGCACGTCTGGATGAAGCCGAGTTGGATGCCGACAAGGTGCTTTCGGGGCTTGGCGAGATTGACGACGAAGACGGGCGGCGTTCGCTTATAGCATCTTACGGTATTATTTGCGGGATTAAGTAAGCAGATTAGGCTGAACAGTCTAATATATGTTAGGCTGACAACTACGGCATAACCGCTTTGCGCTTATACCGACACGTTGCAAAAGGAAAAAATGATGGATGCCGAAAAACTGAAAAAAGCATTACAATCTGGTCTGGCCCTTGGTGCGCGGCTGTCTGTCGAGGGAATTAAATGCGATGACCAATTAAAAATGATTGCAGATACCCTCGCAGAATTAGACCGTGATAAGCCCGTTTGTTACAAATGTAAATATGACGACTCGGAATTGTGCTATGAATGCAAACGAGCATACAGAACGATTGATAACTTTGAGAAAGTAGAAGAAGCCTAACAACTGCTTCAACCTGACTCCGATCAGTAGATCGGTGCAGGTTAAGCAAATGTTAGGTTGACGCTCAACCATATAGCGCCAGTAGTCGCTATATGGATTGACCGCAAAAAAGATCGAAAAAAGTGCATTTTCTACTTTTTTTACAGATTTTAGTTGACATAATATCTTGATTGTTGTATAGTTATATCAAGGTTGATAGTTAAGGCAACCAACTCAGAGCGACCTGCGGGCTGGTCAGTAAACCCGATAGAAAGATGAGCAAAATCCAGTTTGACACGATCAACGGCGTACAGAAGGTTCAGGAGTTCGATTCCGAGATCGAAATGGTTTCCCAGGACACTGTTTTTGATTACCTGCACAACGCCGAAGATGGCACGGTTTACGGATGCGAAGTTGATGCGGAAACCTTCGCTAAGATCGAAGAAGAGTACGGGGTAAAGTAAAGATGCAACACGGCGGCAAGCGCGATGGGGCGGGCCGCCGCCCCATTTTTGAGAAAACGAAGCTAACCCAGATACGGGTAAATCAGGAAATCTGGGACGCGATCCCGGCTCCAAAAGCGGAATGGGTTAGGGAAGCGATAGAAGAAAAGGCGAAAAAAGAGAACCTAACAACTGCTTCAACCTGACATCCTAACGGATGCAGGTTAAGCAAATGTTATCTCGACAATACCAATCCGACTATCAACCCTGCTCCAAAAGATGACGCCCCGATTATGATTTCATTTTTCAGGGTGTCGCTTTTGTAATTCTTCCAGTATTTCTCGCTCTCGCTGAGTATCTGTCTTCTCAAGTCCAATAGCCCATTTCTCTCCGTCAATGATTTCTCTCTCGCGGTCAAGTCTGTCTCTCTCGTCAGAATTGAGGTCTCCCTCTGTTCGATTGACTTCTCTCGCCTTTCCAAGCTCGCCATCAATTCCGCTATTATTTCCGCGTCCGTCATCTCTGATGGATTTTCCGGAACATATTGCAGCGACGGCTCCGATGACTCCGCCGCCGATGCTGGCGAACTTCCATCCAGCGAAAACGCCGACAAGGAGAATGACAAAAGCAAGAGCGATAAAAATACAAACCTTTGTACGCGTGCGCACACGATTATTCCTTTTTACCGATCGTAGTCAGCGCATTTACGATGGTTTCGATGAGCCAGATAACCCCAACCGCGGCGATACCGACCTGTCCGACAACCTCGGCAACCTTCACGGAATCGATCATCTTTCCCGATACGGTGGCGATAATCGACACGATGGCTACGACAATCTGGACAACCTGGGACCAGTCTGACGTGATAAATTCCTTGATTTTCTCAAGTACTTTCATGGCTTTTTCTCCTTATCTTTTTCTGAACACGCGAAGACTAGCGATTTTTCCGTATTTCACTGTTTGTGAATTGACGAGACTATCCCAGTCGGGCAGTTTGAAATGCCCAGTTGTAGATCCGACGCGCACGCGCTCCCATCGCTCTACAACCCATTCCTCTGCCTTCGCTTTGTAGCCGGACGGCTCTTTGGAGACACGACACGACGTGCCTGATAGATATGAAAGCATTTCATCCGGGAGTAAGACGAACATGTTTTCGTTGTCGTTAGGGTCTACCCAGTTAAAATAGATGTATTTCCGTTCGATGCAGTCTATGAGCGTTTCGACAACAGGCCGAGACTTTCCTGTGATCTTTTCGGCGATTTTCATGATGGAAAGCGCATAGCACGCGGCTTCCCCCGCCTCGCTTAAAAATGTCTGAATTCCTTCTTTCATGGCTTCGCTCCTCCAAAACAGGCTGTTATCACCGTCGCGGCGGCCGTTATCAGCGCAACGGCAACGGTGGCGGTGTGCGCCGGGCCCCATCTTTTCGGCGCCGGTCGT